GACCTGTTCAGCGAGGAAATGCTTGAAGTCGTACCTATCTATACAGATTATTGCTCAGAACAATTAGCTGAAGCAAAAACTGAAAATCCGTTAGCTGTCATGGAAATTGAGCAGAAACTCGATTTGACAGAGTATGTGCCTGAAAGCTTTGGAACAGCCGACTGTGTTGTTATCAATGATAATCTTATGGAGGTCATTGACTTAAAATACGGAAAAGGTGTTCCAGTGTATGCTGAATGGAATAAGCAACTTATGCTTTATGGACTTGGAGCTTTGCAGAAATATGATACAATGTATGATATAACGGAAGTGCGATTGACTATTATACAGCCTCGCATTAACAATATATCAAGTTGGCAAATATCTGTCGAAGAACTTCGTAAATGGGCAGAAGAGGAACTTAGACCAAGAGCTGAACTTGCATTTGAAGGTAAAGGAGAACTTAATGCTGGAGATTGGTGCAGATTTTGTGCTGTGCGTAATCAATGTCGTAAGCTTTATGAGCAACAACTCGAAATTGCGCAACGCGAATTTGCAGACCCAGAGTTGTTAACCGACGATGAGATTGCTGATATAGTTAAGCGTGTGCCTAAGCTTATAGAATGGGCTAATTCAATAACAGAATATGCACAAACTAAAGCGATTAACGAGAATAAGCAATGGCCGGGGCTTAAATTAGTTGAAGGAATTAGTCGGCGCAAATGGGTTGATGAAGACCAAGCTTCTAATGCAATTTTTGCACGTTGCCCTGAACTTTCAGAAGATGAGATTTTCAATATGAAGCTTAAACCAATTACTTCTATTGAGAAGCTAGTAGGCAAAAAGCGTTTTGAGGAAATACTCTCAGATGTGGTTATCAAGCCACAAGGCAAACCTACTCTTGTACCTCTTGAAGACAAGAGACCAGCAATGGGATATGCTCAAGCACAACTAGATTTCAAAGAATAATAACAACTTAAATTAAAAGACAATGAGTAATCAAGTAAATTCAACCAAGGTTGTAACTGGCAAAGTAAGATTTTGCTATGTAAACGTGTTCGAGCCCACAGCTATGAATGAGGGCGATACTCCTAAGTATAATATCTGCGTTCTTATTCCTAAGAGCGATACGGCTACTATTGACAAAATCAAGAAAGCCATAGAAGCTGCAAAGGAAGCAGGTAAGGCAAAACTCGCAGATAAGAATGGCCGTATTCCAGCAAACCTCAAATTGCCTCTACGCGATGGCGATGAAGAGCGTTCAGATGACCCAGCATTTGAGAACCATTATTTCATCAATGCAAACTCAATGCGTCAGCCGAGTATTGTAGACCGCTCACTCAATCCAATCATGAGCAGAGACGAGTTCTATTCAGGTTGTTATGGTCGCGCTTCAATCAACTTCTATGCTTTCAATGTTTCATCCAAAGGCATCGCTGCTGGATTGAATAATCTTCAAAAGCTCGAAGATGGAGAGATGTTGGCCGGTGGCTCAACAGCTGAAGAAGATTTCGGTGGAGATAATGCTGTTCAGGATGATGATATGATGTAATTTCCTTTCTGCATCAATGAGTATAGTAGTTTAATGGTAAAACTTACTTCGGAAACCGTCTGTGGAAACTAAGTAAATGTGGGTTCGAGTCCCGCCTATACTCCTATTGGGATAGTAGCTTAATGGTAAAGCAGCGTGGCGCCACTTAAAAACAATGAGAGCAAGATACAGGTTCGAGTCCTGCCTATTCCACAATTCTATAATATCAAATAAAGAAATAATGGCAAAAAATCTTTTTATAGACGTTGAAACATATTCATCTGTAGATATTAAAGAGTCTGGAGCTTATAAGTATATCGAGTCACCAGACTTTGAAATTCTTATAATAGGATATGCTTTAGATGATGGCCCGGTAAAGATAGTAGATTTGGCTCAAGGTGAAGAAATGCCTGAAGAGTTTGAAGAAGCTTTGCTTGACCCGGATTGTGTAAAAGTGGCACATAATGCAGTATTTGAGCGCTTGAGCTTTAAGCGTATAGGATATAATGTTCCAGCAGAACAGTGGTATTGTACCTCTGTAAAAGCTGCGTATTGTGGTTTACCACTTTCTTTGGACGAAGTATCAAAGGCTCTTAATCTTACAGATAAAAAGCTAGATACTGGTAAAGCACTTATTAAATACTTCTCATGCCCATGCAAAGCAACTCGAGTTAATGGCATGCGTACTCGGAATTATCCTGAACATGCTCCTGAAAAGTGGGAAATGTATAAGGAATATAACAAGTATGACGTACTTGCAGAGCGTGAGATATTTAAGAGATTAGAGGCATATATCATTCCTGATATTGAGCGCAAGATGTATGTGCTTGACCAGAATATAAATGATAGAGGTATTTTGGTTGATATGGAATTAGCAGAGTCTGCTATCGCAGTAGATAACACATATACTTCTATCTTAACGCAACATGCTCAACAGCTAACAGGGCTTGAAAATCCAAACTCGCCTGTTCAAATTAGGCAATGGATTGAAAAGGCAACAGGATGTGTTGTTATGTCACTTTCAAAGGAAACAATGCCTGATTTAATGAAAGAGTTTGCAGATTATCCAGATGTTATCGAGTTGCTTAATATACGCAAAAAGCTCTCAAAAACGTCTATTAAGAAGTATTATGCTATGCTTAATTGTGCCATGAAAGACCATAGAGTCCGTGGTACATTTCAATTCTACGGTGCAAATAGAACTGGACGATGGGCAGGTAGATTATTGCAATTGCAGAATTTATCAAAAAATCATATATCACATATAGAAGTACCGCGTGAAATGATTAGAGCACGTGACTGGGAGTCGGTTGAGATGATGTACGATGATGTTGCAGATATTTTGTCACAGTTAGTAAGAACAGCTCTTATAGCATCGCCTGGTAAAGTATTTAGTGTTGCGGACTTCTCGGCCATTGAGGCACGTGTTATATCTTGGCTTGCAAACGAAAAATGGCGAATGGACGTATTCCGTGGAGATGGTAAAATCTATGAAGCTACAGGAGCAAAGATGTTTAATGTGCCAATATCTGCTATTACAAAAGGCTCAGTACTTCGTGACAAATCAAAGATTTCAGAGCTTGCACTCGGTTATGAGGGCTCATTAGGAGCACTTAAGCGAATGGGTGGTGAACGTATGGGCTTATCAGATACTGAAATGATGAGCCTGGTGCGTAAATGGCGCTCGGCAAACCCTGCAATTGTAGATATGTGGAAAGAAATAGATGAAGCATCGAAAGAGGCTGTCAGATACCAAAGACCAGTATCATGCACATGTAGAAATATAATTTTCGACTGTAATGGTGAGTTTATGACAATACAATTGCCATCTGGCAGAAAGCTATTCTACTATGGACCTAAATTCAAAGATAAGAAGATAGGCCATTCTACAATGCCAACTCGAGTATTATGTTACCAAGGAGTTGTGCAAGAAACTAAGCAATGGGGCGAAATTGATACATATGGAGGTAAATTAACAGAGAACATTGTACAAGCTATTGCACGTGACTTATTAGGTGATGCAATGTTAAGAATGCAAGATGAAGGTTATGAAATAGTAGCGTCAGTACATGACGAAGTAATAGTAGAAGTACCAGAAATAAATGCTAAAGACCACTATAATAGGCTTGTTGAAATAATGAGTACTCCACCGCAGTGGGCAGAAGATTTACCTTTGAACGCTGATGGAGGAGTAATGATGTTTTACCAAAAATAATTAAATGTCATGGAAGGATTAAATATAACAAAATGCCCTAATCTTTATATAAAGCATGAAGATTATGCAGAAATACTTCTACAGAATAAAAAAGGAGAAATTATAGCTTCAGCTTTAGTAGACTTAGAGGACCTAGATAAAGTAATCTTATACAGATGGACTTTTCATAGAGGTTATGCTTTTTCTTTTAGGCATAGAATGCATAGGGTAGTATTAGGGCTAGATAGACCAGATTTTAATGACCATACTACTTGCATAGACCATATCAATGGTGATACTTTAGATAACAGAAAGTCTAATCTAAGGGTATGCACCAAAATAGAAAATGCTCAGCATGCTATTAAACCAAGAATAGATAATACTTCTGGAGCAATAGGAGTATCGAGATATGGAAATGGTAAATACAGAGCCTATATAACTGTGCATAAAAAGACTATAGGCTTAGGTCAATATGATACCTTTGAAGATGCGGTAAAAGCTAGATTAGAAGCTGAAATAGAATATTTTGGTGAATACAGAGGCTGCAATTCTAAGTTTTCATACTTGCTAGAAGATTAAAAATATGATTTGGCTGTGTTTATATATTGTTTACACATATTATGCAAGTAGATAAATTGAAATATGATGAAAATTTGAGCATAGCAGTTGGACTAAATGTTTCAAGTAAAGTATGGAAAAATACCAAAACTACTTGGAGCAATTTAGTTCAAAAGCTAGCTACTCCTGTAGTAACCGCTGAAACATATAAGCGGTTTATGAGTGCCACAAAAGAAGAGCAAAGTAAGATAAAAGATGTAGGTGGATTTGTAGGCGGATTTCTTACAAATGGTAGGCGTGATAAAATAAATGTACTTTACCGCCAGTTAATTACATTGGATATTGACTTTTCTCACGAGAACTTTTGGTGGGACTTTACAATGCTATTTGATTGTGCCGCGGTTATTCATTCAACTCATAAGTCATGCCCTGAAAAGCCACGACACAGATTGATAATTCCACTTGATAGAGAAGTATCGCAAGAAGAATATCAAGCCATTGCCCGAAAAGTCGCTGGAGACCTAAACATTGATTTGTTTGACCAGTCGACTTTTGACGTAAATAGACTTATGTTCTGGCCGTCTGTATCATTAGACATGGAGTACTACTTTGAATTTCAAGACGGACCTTTCCTTGAAGCTGATTATATTCTTGGGCTATATGATGATTGGCATGATACGAGCGAATGGCCAACTGCTACAGATAGCACAGATGTAATAATGCAAGCTATCAAAAAGCAAGAAGACCCAGAAGATAAAAAAGGCATAATTGGTGTTTTCTGTCGTACTTATACTATACAAGAAGCTATTGAGACTTTTCTTTCAGATGTATATACACCAGCTGGAGAAGGGCGATATACGTATATAAATGGTTCTACAGCTGCGGGCTTAATAGTCTATGATGATAAATTTGCATATTCTCACCATGGAACAGACCCTGCTGGATGTAGATTATGTAATGCATTTGACTTAGTTCGCATACATAAATTTGGCCATTTAGATACAGGCAAAGAAAAAGAAGACAAAGATAAAAAGAGCTTTAAGGCAATGGAAGAATTTGCCTCTAAGGACTCTACAACAAAAAAGCATATTGCTGAAGAAAAGTTTGCTGAAGCTAAATTCGAGTTTGCGGAAGAAGCAAAAGCAGAAGTTCCTGAAGAATATGATACTTCATGGACAGAAGAGCTTGACGCTAATACAAAAGGCGAATATGATAATTCTGCCAATAACTTGAATATAATAATTCAGCATGACCAATTCTTAAAAGATGTATTTAAGCTAAACATTTTTGATAATAAAAGATATGTTACACGTTCGTTACCATGGCGTAAAGTCGATACTGTGGAGCCTCTCCGTGATGTTGACTATTCTGGTGTTCGTAATTACATTGAATGTGTTTACGGCATTGTGTCAAGTCAAAAAGTGGACGACGCGCTTGCGCTTGAATTTGAAAAGAAAAAGTTCCATCCGATAAGAGAGTATATATGTGCTCAAAAGTGGGATGGCATACCGAGAGTTAATACATTATTGATTGATTATTTTGGAGCAGAAGATAACGCTTATACTAGAGCCGCCATTAGGAAGACGTTGGCGGCGGCTGTTGCGAGGGTATTCGAGCCAGGTATTAAGTTCGACACAGCGCTTATACTTGTCGGAGAACAAGGAACATATAAAAGTACTTTCGTTAAAAAGCTCGGCATGGAATGGTTCTCAGATACATTCACGACTGTGCAGGGCAAGGAGTCATTTGAGCAGATACAAGGGGCGTGGCTGATTGAAATGGCAGAACTTTCAGGCCTTAAGAAAGCAGAAGTAGAGTCAATCAAGCACTACATATCAAAAAGAGAAGATATGTTCAGGCCGGCGTATGGTAGAACAGTAGAAACATATAAGCGTCAATGCGTATTTTTTGGTACTACTAACAACAAAGATTTCTTACGTGACCCGACAGGAAATAGACGATTTATGCCTATAGATGTAAGACCAGAATATGCCACAAAGTCTGTAAATGATGACCTTACACAAGATGAAGTAAATCAAATATGGGCTGAAGCATATCAACTATATTTGGCAAAAGAGCCTTTATACCTTGTTGGTGATGAAGATATAATTGCTAAGATTGAGCAACATAAACACTCAGAAGCAGATGAGCGAAAAGGTATTATTGAAGAATATCTTAATACTAAATTTCCAGATGATTGGGACAAAATGGACCTGTATGACAGAAGACGTTGGCTTGAAGACCCATTGTCTAAAAATGGTACAGTACAAAAAGACTTTGTCTGCATTGCTGAAGTATGGTGTGAGTGCCTTGGCAAAGATAAGACAGAAATGTCAAGATATAATACCAGAGAGGTTAATGAAATTCTTAGGTCATTGCCTGAATGGGAAGCTATAGCATCTACTAAGAACTTTCCTTTATACGGTAAACAGAAATACTATAAACGTAAAGACAGCTTATTATGATAGCAAATTTTTATAAAACGCAATACGGAAATTACCGTAATTCTGTGCTTCTTGTAACAAGAAATATAGAACATATTCCATCTGTCAAAACGGTCGTTATATACAATGGCCAAAAGTTTTGTGTTGACAAACTGGAATTTAATTTGGATAAGTGTGAGTATAACATTTATATGGCCAGGTTATGAAATATGTAATACTAAGAGCTGTATGCAAATTCTCCGATGGTTCTTTAAGAATAATAAAATATGATGAAAACCATGTAACAGAAGAGAATGCTTGCAATGATGTAGCTCAATTCAAGAAAAATCTTAAAGATAAGCTTAATTAGTCATTGCAAATACTAGGAGTAACTGTAAGTTCAATAAATTTAACTTATGAAGAAAGAGACGGTAGACAGTGAAAAAGTTGTAGAGCGCAAATTGGTTGAGCTTGTTAAGATAAATGGTGGTATGTGCATAAAACTGTTGTGCGACCAACTTATAGGTTTACCAGATAGAATGTGCTTATTTCCGGGCCATAAAATAGTTTTTGTGGAATTAAAAACAACTGGGCGAAAGCCTAAACGCATACAGGCATATATGCACAATAAGCTTAGAGCTTTAGGCTTTAGAGTTGAAGTGATAGATACAGTAGAAAGTGTAATAAACTTTGTAGATGATATTGTATTAAACAGATGAAAGAAACAGATTTACATAAATACCAATTAGCTTGCGTGCAGCATATAATCGAGCATCCATTTTGCGGTGTATTTGTAGATATGGGCCTTGGCAAAACCATATCAACTCTTACTGCTATAAATTATTTGATGTTTGATTATTGTGAAGTTAATTCTGTATTAGTTATAGCTCCAAAACGAGTGGCTCAGTCAGTTTGGCAAGAAGAAGCAGAGAAATGGGAACATACAAAGCATTTGCGCTTTTCTAAGATTATAGGTACTGCTGAACAGCGAATAGCAGCTGTTATGGAAACAAAAGCTGATATTTATATCATATCAAGAGATAATGTTGCATGGCTTTGTGCTTTGTATGGCGGAGGCAAATTACCTTTTGATATGGTAGTAGTTGATGAGCTTAGCAGTTTTAAGTCTTATAAATCAGAGCGTTTTAAGGCATTACGTGGTGCAAGGCCTTATCTTAAAAGGCTAGTAGGACTAACTGGTACACCTGCTCCAAATGGACTTATTGATTTGTGGCCTCAAATATATCTTATGGATAGAGGCGAGCGCCTTGAAAAGACAATATCCAGATATAGAGAAAGGTATTTTCGGCCAGGCCAAACAAATGGTCATGTTGTATATTCATACGATTTGATGAGTGACTCAGAATATCTAATACATAAGAAAATAGAGGATATTTGCATAAGCATGAAAGCTGATGATTATCTTGAAATGCCGTTTAGGACAGATAACTATATAAAGCTTAGAATGTCTGAAGCTCTAAAGAAGCAATATGATGACTTTGAAAAGAATAAAGTGCTTGACTTAATAAGTGCTACTGAAACTGTTGAGCAAGAAGACGAAAATGACAATTCAGTATTTGTTGAAAAGCCTGTGGAAGTAAATGTAGTCAATGCTGCTGCCCTTTCAAATAAATTACTTCAGTTTGCCAATGGAGCTATATATGATGAAGAAAGAAATGTATTTCCAATTCATGATATTAAGCTTGAAGCTCTTAAGGAAATAATCGAAGATGCAAATGGCCAATCTGTGCTTGTAGCATGGACCTATCAATTCGATAGAGACAGAATAATGGACTACCTTAAGAAGTATAAGCCGAGAGAACTTAAAACCAATAAAGATATTGAAGACTGGAATGCTGGTAAAATACAAGTTATGTTAGCGCATCCAGCATCAGCAGGCCATGGACTTAATCTTCAGGCAGGAGGCAGTATAATAGTTTGGTTTGGGCAAACATGGAGTCTTGAATTATATCAGCAGTTTAATGCTCGATTATATCGGCAAGGACAGCAAAATCATGTTGTTATAAATCATTTGATATTGCAAGGCACTCATGATGAAGATGTAATCAGAGCACTTAAAGCAAAAGATAAAAAGCAAAATGCCTTAATGGATAGCATAAAAGCAAAAATTGACAAATATAAAAAATTTATGTAATATGGGACGTAATGGAAAGCGAGCTCCGGTATTTCCGGAAATGGTAAAATTTGTTAACGATAATGTTGGCAAAGTAGTAAGTTCAAAAGAAATTCTGCTTGGTAAAGAGCCAGGTAGAAACTCAGAAACCGCATATCTTTATAAGTTTGTAAAGCTTGGATATGTAGAACCTGTAGGCGATAATAGCTTTGTGAAAGACAAAACAGCAAGTTTTAAGGTGATAAGAGAATTTCCTAAGCATTACAATTCTGTTATGTTTATGGATGAACTGAGAGTAGCAAACGGATTTATAGCTAATAGTCATGTGCGAAAAGTATATTAAAATATCAAGGTTAAAGGTTGGAGATATATTCTGTTATCGCAATGTAATATATGAGGTAGTTATGAAAAATACATGGTCAACTACATGTAAATATATAAATGGTGCTATAACTCCTATTCTTAAATATCTTTATTGTGATTTTAATAATTATACAAAAGTAGAAATATGAAAGCAACAGATGTACAAATAGGCGGTAGCCATTATAAAGATATGGCTATGCAACCAATAGAACTTATAACTGCTTTAAGATGCTCTTTTATACAAGGATGCATTATAAAATATATTAGCAGGTATAAAGCTAAAAATGGAGTGCAGGATATAAAGAAATGTATTCATTATGCTCAGTTAGCTATTCAGTTAGGAGATAAAAGAAGATGCAATGATAAAACTCTCTCTCTTAACATAAATAAGTTTATTATTAAAAATAAACTGACGATACTTCAGCGGAGAATTATTACTCAAACTGTGTATAATAACTATGAGCAAGTTATTCAATTTTGCAAAGAATTACTGCAAGTAGAATATCCAGAAGAGCAATAAAATCTGGCCAAGTTAAGAAGTGTTAAGTGAGTGCATTTTATAATGAAAAAATTTTCTATTCTCGGAGAAAATTAGTATATTTGCATATCTAAATAAAGATAATAAAATGGACAAGAAAAGAACCTTTCAGCAAATAGCCAAAGATATAAAGTCAACATGGCTTAATGTATATTTTGGTGCGGTGCCTTATTTAGAGGCAATGTTAACACTTGACACTTCAGACCCGAATGTTATATATCTTTATAATACCGCAGGAGATATTGTTAGATACTTTTTAGCGAATGCACAAACATTCAGAGGTGCTGATGCAAAAAGATTAAAAGCAGAACTAAAATCTATGCTGTGATGGAAGAAATGCTAAAACTGCTAAGAGAGAGA